AGAATTGCCAAAATTTTGGCTCCCTAAAAAAATTGGGCCAATCTTCCGGCATTAACTTAGGCGCAACGAAAAGATATAATCGCCAGAGCAAAAAATATACAACCAGTATACCAAGAAGAATTAAAGAATATCCCATCATTCAGCCCAAATGTTTTTCACATATGATTTGGCCACCGGGCGAGTCTGACCCAGTGTGGCCACTGCCCAATCGACGACATAATTCTTATCTTGACCAGCGTCTTTAGCCTCGGTAATTTTCTGACGAATCAGAGAAGCATTAGAAATTTTACCACCACGATTCACAACTTTAACTTTTTTCTGCTCGGGCTCTGGAAGTACTTCACGGAGAACACCCGGTGATACTTCTTCAAGTTCGAAGCTATTATAAGTAACATTCTTACCAACATTTACCGTGTCTGGCGACAATGCTAGGCCCGGGCCGCCACAAGATTTTGTAAGGTTACATGACATGATCTGAGAGAAAGATCCGATCTTTCCATAAAACTTATCACGGGCGTCATCTTCGGTCAGACCTTCAATGAAGATGGTTTTCAATTCTTGAAGATCATCCGTATTTTCAGATGGGTCAGAGAAATATGTAATTACGTAACGGTTCATGGTGTATTTCGGTTTAGAAAAATTTATTATAACCTACTCGGGAGTATGTGTAAATTATTTTATAGTTGCGGCTGCATTAACGATTGCCATACGGATTGCCGTCGAGGTATCTTCTTTGTGTTGTAGTGCTGCCACTACGGCGGGTTGGATTGAGGAAAAATCAAATCCATAAGAAGTTATAAAGGAAGCCAACCTCAATGCATCACCATCGTTTGTAATTGGATTCCACAAAACCCAAGTATCGGTTCGGCGGCAGATATCTGCGTCAGGTCCACCAAAAGCAATTGGAATCCCAATAACCTTTGCTACCTGTTCAAGTAGTTCACGATCAGTTTTCATTAATATTGCACCCGAGTCCGATCTGTGTCTTTAAACCGAAGTTCATGATCCGGTAAAGGACCATTGCAGTCATAGTTTACGCCTGGACGACCTTCACATTCCCCTTTAAGAAGATACCGGAAACCTTTGTAATTCCCTGTGACGTGAAGAACACGTTCGAGCACATTCATAGCTCCCAGGCGAAGACCAACATCGCCTGGGGCGGTATATTTACAGATATCATTCACCATTTCAACCAATGCTTCAACGGGATAAGTTTTACGAGCAGACATGATCAAACACTTTCAACACAAGTGAAATCAACTTCATAAGTCTTTTCATCAGAATCGACGAACATAACCTCGCGGTCATAATCGAAACCCACAATCTTTGCGATAAAGAATTGTGTCAGATCTTGGTGCAAGAACACGCGAACAAAGCTTCCGATTTTAAACATTTTGTACTTTCTGTTTTAATTGATGATGTGTTATTATACTACACTGAGCAATATGTGTAAATTATTTTAATACTAACCGAGTTGCTCGGAAAACACAAAATCCTCAACTATATTTTCGGCAGTATCCATATCCGAAAACCGCAGATTAAAACCACACTCACATATTGGAATAAATCGTTGAGCATCTTGATCGTAAACTTGAGTAATCACATTATGTGACCACAACACAGGTGGGACCAATGGCGTACGTTTGACAATAACACCCTCACCAGTTTCAACGAAACGGTAAATCCAACCATAAGCTGAATCTTCATAAACCGTTTCAACGATTCTAGTATTAAACAAATATTGCATTTTGAGTTCCTTTGTTTCGGAAGATAATTTATTATACTACACTAAGCAATATGTGTAAATTAATTTACTTTACCTTCATATCGAGCGACCATATACCAATCGGGCACAGTGTCCGATGTGTTATCTTTATTGTAGTGGTAACAAAAATCCTTGGCAGTCTGTTCATCGGTAAAAAACTTCACTTCATCAACTTTCGAACCCCATCCACGTTCGGATTCAATGATCACCACACGGTACAGAGGACCAATTTTAACTTCAGACATTTTGGTTTCCTTTCATTTACAAGTTCATTTTAACAAATGAACCTTTATGTGTAAATTATCTGTTCACATCGACATGTCTAAGTAATGCTATAGCTAAATCTTCACATTGTTCTAATGAAAGTGTGATCAGACCCATCTTAATATGTTCGTCTTCGGAACGTACAGAAAATTCAACCTCAGATTCTCGTTGGTTAACACTAATATAACCAGCATAACCGACTTTTGGTGTTGGGTATGTATAAGCATATATATTTTTCATTTTGAAAGATCCTTAACCAGAGAGAAACCAGATTCTTTGTACATTAGCAAATTCCCATCAAAAACTTCAGCGAGTTGATCCTTGGATTTATGTGAGATGATGTAGATGTTTGAGGTTTTGAACTCTTCCAGATCCTCAATAAGAGAAAGAAAGTTGTCAATACCCTTTTGATCTAAACACTCTAGAATTTCATCAAGGAATAGAACATTACAGTCAAAACTATTTCTAATCTTAGACAGTTGGCGGAATGTAAGAAGAAGTGCCGTATCAATCCGAGTCTTCTCACCGGCGGAAAACGAACCATACGTAAAGTCATCTCGGTGCCGCGACTTGATAATCTCATTGAATTCGGAATCAAGATTGAATGAGATGAAAAAGTCCAACTTTTCAAGGTAACCGTTGATCAAGTCATTGATGATCGGAATATACTGGTCAATGATTTTTGTTTTGATACCAGAGTCTTTAAAAAGTTCAATCATCAAGTTATTGTAATCTTGCTCGGCATTCAGTTTTGACTGCTTATCCTTAAGAGCTAGTGCTTCTTGTGCTGTCTGTTTAAGTTCTGCTTTTAGATCTATAAGTTCTTCTGACTTTAAAGCGTCGGAAATTTCATCAGAAATGGAGGAAATTTCTTTGTTTAGTCTACTGATCGTAGAATTATTAGCAAAGATTGAAGAATTTGCATCAGAAATAACACTATTTGCTTTTTCGATACCACTTGTTAATTCTTCATAGTTGTGAAGTTTAACAAATAATTCATTCTTTTTGAGAATAAGTTCATCCATCTTGGTAACGGATGGGCCCACGATAACCAATTTAGCTTTTTGATCAAGAAGAGATGCGCAAACTGGGCACGAATCCTCATGAGTAATAGAATCTATTTTCTCTATATGTTTAGAAATAGCAGAATCATATGCCGCTATTTTTTCTGCATGAGTTTGATGATCTTTTAGTTTAGCTTTTAGTTCGGCAAGAAGAGTTTCTGCTACACCAATTCCAATAGTTTTCTGATTAACCTTAGTTTCAAGTGAACTCTTTTCATCTTGAAGTAATTTGAGTTTTGTCTTAAGTGCGGCTGTAGAACTACCGCGAATACTTTCTATTCTCTCAATATGAGACTTTTGAAGTTTAGCCTTAGTAAAACAGTTCTTAAGTTCAAGATCAATAAGTTTAATTTCTTCTCTGTACTTAGAAATTTTAGACTTAAGAATCTGATTCATAAAAGAGAATACCTTGATATCAAGAATTTCTTCAATAAATGCTCTTCGTTCCTGTGTACGGAGTGTCATGAACGGCTTATAGTTCTCAACGGAGAGTACCGAAGTCTGAAGAAAAGTCTTCATATTAGTACCAATGATATTCAACTCAAGATACTCTTGGAAGTCACCAGAATTAGTTTGATCTAATTTAACACCATTTTCAAATATTTCAAAGATGTTTGGCTTAATGCCGCGGCGAACAAGATAAGATTTACCGTGAGATTCAAATTCAATCTCGACGACCAAATCTTTTTGGTTCACGGAGTTTACAATCTGTGGTCTGTTAATGTTTTTGATTGTTTGGTTAAACAACCCGAATGTAATCAGATTGGCAATTGTAGATTTAGCAGAGCCGTTAAATCCCTGAATTACGGTTCTTTCATACTTAAGTAAATCTACTTCAAGAAATGCATTGCCGATGGAGAGAAAATTTTTCCCTCTAACTTTCTTTATAATCATGTTTAAACCTTGAGCAATTCTAGTGCTTCTGTATATGTCTCAGAAATCATTTTCTTTAGAATAGTTTTATCCAAATGGGTGTTCATTTGATCAATTACGTGCATAATCATATCGGGGGTGGTCTGAAATTCTACCGATGAATTCATAGATTCTTCAACTGACTTAGTAATTTTATCATCCAATACCTGTATGTCATAAGGTTTATTTAAAAGCAATGACTGGAAGAATGAATCAAACTTATATTGGTTGGTCTTATTCTTAATGATCAATTTTACAAACTTATCTTTTACCTGTGTAAAATCATAGTCCATATCTACATCATCCGAATATTCTATCTTTTCATATAGAGTATTTTCATTCGGTATGAAGTCAAGTTTATTCAGAGCCGGATCGAATGACCAAAAACCTTTGGTGTCACCATAATCCGCCCAGTCAAGTTCATATGGTGTACCACAATATAGAATATTATCTTTCCTGGACACTGTGTGGTAATGTCCACTGAACACCAAAGAATAATTCTTAAAGATTGTATGATCAGCACCAGATTCAGCAATTTGAAATTTATGAAGTCTAAACTTGGCAAACTCAAAATGACCCAGTGCAAATGGTGAACTTGAATTTGCAGCGAATTCATAACACTCAGCTGCTATGGTATCATTCACCCAAGGATAAATGTCAAAATCGAAACCTTCAAGCTTGACTGTCGTTGGTTTCATATCAATCACTACCATATTTGGGGTAGAAAGAAGACGTACTGAATTTACTTCATTTGTAGATTTATAGTAACAATCATGATTACCCGAGATCACATAGAGTTTTATTCCACGCTCTTCACATGGAGTCAAAAACATTTTCTTGGCATTATATAGAGTAAGGAAGTTGATATTCTTCCGCTTATCAAATAGATCACCAAGTTGAACTACAGTGGTGATCTTATTTTCATCTATATATTCAAAAAGATTTTTGTAGAATTTTTCAAAATATTCATAATAAATTGGATTATCCGACCTTACACCGTGATGTGCGTCTCCTATTACAACAATTTTACTCATCTTTTACTAGGTCAAAAATATTTGGTTCTTCTACTGGAACTTCTACTTTAGCCACTTTTTTCTCCTTTGAGTAAGGAGTTAAGTTTCTATGTTTCAATGAAGGATGTAGGTTGCCGGTAGCAGCGGCAGTTTTGCGTTGTTCGTAGTAGTCAACAAAAATTTCATTCTCTTTAAGAAAGTCTACAAAAGCATTCGTACCCTCAGTATCACCTTCAAGATTTTGCTGAATGAATTCTGATGTTACTTTATCATTGATCAACCGGGCCCGGATAGAAGTTTGTTTTTGTTCAATCTTAATTCTACCGATGAAAGAATTCCAACAAAGTTGGGAAGCATACCCAAAGAAATTATCGGATTTTTCTGGGTCAAATAGATGGAACTTAGCAGTGAGTTGTAGAATAGCATCTGAAATCATATCGCCGCGGTATGAATATCCAATAAAATTGTGCATCCGAGACATCTTAGTGGCAATTTGTACAACGGCATCTGCTACTCTAGCAGGCATTATGGGCCGTTCTGTACCATCTTCTTTTGTTTTAAGATATGCAACACGATATTCTTTCATTATTGCAAGAATTTCTTTATTGTTAACGTAATGGTTGTTTTCAGCAACCTTCTCAATGTAGTCTTGTTGTTCCATATTTTATACCTTTGTGGTCATGATATAATTATACACTATTTAGACGTCAATGTAAAATATTAAATATGNNCATGAGTAAACCTTCAATTTCCAAAAAATCTAGATACCAACAAGGNATNTATGTNCCTCTGAACCCAGANAAGTATGAGGGCGATGGAGACATTCGCTACAGATCAGGCTGGGAAAAAAGACTTATGCGGTGGTTTGATATGAGTGCGTCTGTGATCGTTTGGAATTCGGAAGGTTTAGTAGTTCCTTATTTAAGCCCAATAGATAACAATGTCCATAAGTACTATGTGGATTTTTTGGCTAAAATGCGTCTCAAAGACGGTTCTGTCAAAACATATGCGATCGAAGTCAAACCAAAAGCACAAATGGTACCACCCAGAAAAAACAGAAACAAAGAACGAATGATTACAGAAGTTACTGCATATGTAGTAAACCAGGCTAAATGGACTTATGCTAAAGCACACTGCGAAAAACTTGGTGTAGCATTTTTAGTCCTCAATGAGGAAGATCTAGGAATAGCATGATAGAAAAAAATACAAGTTCTATATTTGAAGAAATAAAGAAAAGCCCAAAGTTTCTAGCAGATAGATCGGCTGATTGGTTTAAAACCAAAATTAAAGAATTGTCTCCTATAGCACCAGTGGACCGAACAAACCTACTAGCTCAAACTAGAGATACAATGCAGTCCAATAGATTGCTTCCTGGTACTTTAACGTTTTTCTCTTATGATCCAAAATATAAAGAAACTCTACCATACTACGATAAATTTCCGCTATCATTTATAGTAGGCATAGATAAATTTGGTTTTACTGGAATAAATTTCCACTATCTGTCTATACCAATGAGAGTTAAGTTATATGATGCAATGTATACAATTGCTAGACAATCGGTGAATAAAACTACACAACAGGTTTTAGTTCTGAATTGGAATTTACTTTCTAACTTTTCTAAGTTTCCGGCAGTGGCTCCAGCAGTAAAGAAATATCTATTTAGCCATGTACGATCTAAATTCATTAAAGTACCCTTGATAGACTGGAAAACGGCTATACTACTAGAAAATGCAGAATTCAAGAAAGCATCAGCTGCAAGTGTCCGTACTATAAGTACTAAGATCGCTTCGGCTGCAATTAAACATCGGTAGGGTTTTACCACCAAAGCAGTACCAGTAGATTCATTCTACATCATTCTAAGCAGTGCTATGGTTGTTTACTTTTATTATGGTGGTGGAGAGCTGAAGCCAGCTCCAGGGCTGAGGTGTAACCGAATGCCCTGACTCCAGAAGTATCCAGCCAATAAGTATTAATAAGCTTTTAGAATACTTTAAAGGGCTTACTTAAAGATAAACTCTAGTAAACCCTCCATTGCATTCCGGGTAGCTAGTTGCCTAGCTCATTTCTGTTAAATACTTACAGGCACAGCTTCCAAAGTCCACATGAATAGAATATAGTTCAACTTTAGTTGAACACAACTACCCTTTCTATAGAATAATTATATCACCNGATTTTTTCGATGTACAATCTTTTTTGTACAGCTAAGTTNTTGATNCTAAATTATANTCCGACTCTGTTACATTTGGTNACAACTTAGTTGTTTAGAGANTTTCTTNAGATTCTCTTTTTCTATATCTGCAGCTATAAATGATAATTCTACATCTAATTCCCANCGNGTCATCTGGTCNATGGTGTCTGCTGAATATTTAAATCTATACCGTANCAAATGTAACGCCTTGAAGTAATCTTCCAGATCAAGATANCCAAGGCTTATATGAAAAAATTCTCGAACCCAGACATTATTTGNTTATGTTCCTTGCCACAGTGCTGACANACATAAGAAACATCAAGATTTACCGTAGGCATTTCATTTAAAAACGTAGTAATGTCATTTTGCTGTTTTGGGCTCATAGATTCAACGAACTCAATCTTCTCTTGAAGAGACCAATCAAATACTTCATCATCCGAAAAAATCTGTGTGATACACTTAGCTACAGTCGCTGTACCGGTATCCTCATCGTCAACCTTAAAAGCAGTGATAAAATCGGACAATGATGGGTGTCTCATTACCACAGTATAGCCAGAGTCAGGAATCCGGATTTTAAAAGATTCTTTTGGTTCTGGTGTAACAGTTACTGTAGATATGTCAACCGTAAAGTCTGTCTTGGCATTNTTCTTACAATCACATGAACCNGAAAGATTAAGAATTTCACCCACNGATTTAGATCTAATCTGAAGGAAAAGATACTCAATNTCNTAATAAGGATANACATCTGGATCTATAACNCCAGAAGTACANACTTCNATNGTATTTTTGATGGCTACAGCTACTGTATCTAGATTGTTTTCTTGAAGTGCCAGAAGTAATGCTTTTTCTTCGCGGACAGTGAATGGCCTGAAAGTTACAGTTTTTCCGGTTGATGGAAGTTTAGTTGTATATGTTGGAAGAATAATTTGTTTTGTCATAAAGTCACCTTATCAATAATGTTTAGGCTCCAAAGCCAATCTGTTCAAAATTACCAGCTACATCCTGGTCACCAGCTGATTTGAATTCTTTAAAATAGTTTTTAATTTCTTGGGATAATTCTGGATTCTTAAGAACATCTGCTTGTCTTATTTGATTAACAGACTCCACAATGTCCGAAGGTGGAGCATCAGCGGCGGATATTACCGTTTCAAATACAAAAGAAATTGGTAAACTCATAGCACCACCAGAACCATAATCCAATGTTATGTTATTAATGATTTTTGGGTGAACATTCCGATATGAATAAGAATGTTTGACAACTCCGGTCATATCAATCATATACAAATCTATGTTCGTTGATGTATAGTCATCTGGATAACCAAAGTTTCTTCTTGAGTTTGTCATTGCTTCTTTCCAGCGATCAAAGAATTTTGGAATTAGATAATCTTGATCTACATAGAACTGAAGCATTAAGTCCTGATAATCATAGTCATAGGCAAATCTACGTTTAATACCAGCTTCAACATAACTGTCGTTTGTACTAAAATTCAATTGAGGTGTTTGTGCTCCGTGGCAGAATAGAGAGATTTTTTTCAGATCTGGCATAGATACCTTATCACCCAAAGCCAGAACCGGTGGTAGTGTCAAGCTGACAAAGTACAGATACGGCCGCGCAATATTAGATTTTCTAATTTCCGCCGAAAAATTCTCAAGAGTTGGAGTTGCCATCTAGTTTACCTATTAAATACATTATAAGCATATTTAAGGCCCCACATGGCATCTAATACAACAGAACCGACGATCTACAAAAAGAATACCGACATACAGGTACTTCAAGAGAAGAAAGTACTTTCTTTCCCTGAGTATCTTGGGAATACTCCTGCAGACGAGTTTCAGAATGATTTTGCATATATGATCTTTAAGATCAACACAGCCACTACTGGTTCTAAACTCAAAGATGATACAGCTACAGCGCCGGTTGTTTTTGTAGAAGGTACACAGCAAAGTAGTACCACCGGCCCAGGTGCAGGCCTGGCTTTTGGTGATCCCACAGCATCTATTGCTTCCGACTCAAATAGACAATTTGTAGATAGAGATATATTAGCTCTTCAAACCGGTGGTGGATATGAAAATGAAAAATGGGTCAGAAAACCCGGTATGTCTAGATTAGACAGAGTTGTCGTTCTTCCAATGCCATCTGACTATAGGGTTGGTACAACACTTAACTATGCCGATACGAATCAAGATATGCTTGGAAATATTGGTGATGCAGTTGGGTCATTACAAAATGGCACTGGAGCTTCTGATCTTATGAAAATGGGTATCTCTGGATTATCATCAACATTGATTAACGCACTGAGTGCAGTAGCAGGTGCTGGAGAAGTAACATCAGCTAATAAAATGGCTCGACGGATGCGCGCGGCACTTAATCCAAAGAAAGAAACATTGTTTGAGGACATGGATTTTCGGAAATTTAGTTTCCAATATACTCTGGCCCCTCGGAGTGCTCATGAATCAAAGATCGTTCAAGAAATAATTCAAACATTTAGATATTATGCTCTTCCAGAATTGTCGGAGAGTAAATTATTCTATTCATTCCCATCGGAATTTGAAATTATGCTAATGCAAGGCGCCCGAGAAAATCCTTCGATTCCTCGGATTGCAACTTGTATTCTGAAAAGCGTCGATGTAACTTATTCCCCCGGTGGTACATGGAGTAATTTTAAAGACGGTATGGCAGTACAAGCACACTTATCTCTTGAATTCCAAGAATTAGAACTCATTGATAGAAATAGAGTTTGGTCTAAAACATCTAAGATAACATCGGGCTATTAAGATGACTTATTTTTCTAACTTACCTTATACATCATACGAACTTGATGGCGACACAACCATTGTAAAGAATATTCTTGTTCGGTCTAAATTCATATCTGAATATGCACCTTACACAGATTTATATGAACTATATGCAATTGATGATGGGGAAACCGTACAATCTATAGCAAATAGTTACTATGGTTCATCTTCTTACTATTGGGTAATTATGATGTTCAATGAATTTCATGATGTCAATACAGAATGGCCCTTAAACTTCGTACAATTCAACAAATTTGTAGAAGATAAGTACGGTGTATATAGAGATTCTATTATGTATTGGGTGAATCAAGATGATCTAGTATGTGGTGAAGTAAAAAATTTTAGTTCACCATGGACTCCACCGGAGAATCCAGGAGTACCGGGTAATCTAGAATATACCCCAGTCACATTTACCGAGCACGAAGAAAAAATTAATAATAAGAAACGTATTATCAAGCTGATGAGAGTAGAACTTTTATCTGACTTTGTAAGCCAATTTAGAGATTCATTGAATGGCTGAAAGTAAAGATTCAATCACCGTACCGGGTGAGATTAATGTCAATCGACTTGAGCTCCAGTCTGCCAATGGCCAGCTACTTGATATTTCGGCTATCATCGGTGATATTACTATCTATGAAGATATCTTCTCAAATACGATGTCTGGCTATTTGTTGGTCCAAGACACATTAGATCTTGTTAATACATTACCACTGACTGGGGAAGAACTGCTTCATGTAGATCTATCAACACCTTCGCTTAAAGGTGCCATTAAGAAGACTTTTTATATCTATAAATTGTCTTCTATGGCCTCAAATAAAAGAACTTCGGCATATATGCTGCATTTTTGTTCGTTGGAACTTATCAATTCAACTAATACTAAAATTGCCAAGGCCTTCAAAGGCAACATTTCAGATACGGTAAAATCTATCCTGACAGATAAAAACTTCCTTGCATCTGAAAAAACTTTGACTTATGATGCTACATCAAATGATTATCAATTTATCGCGCCGTACTGGACACCACTTCAGACTATAAATTGGCTAACTACTAAGAGCATCAACAAACGTGGTGTCTCTAATTTCTTATTCTTTGAAAATAGCACTGGGTTTGAGTATACCTCTATTGATACTCTTCTTGCTGGTGTACCAATTAGAAATTATGTTTATTCAGATGTAGACTCAAATACAGTACTTGGTGCTAATGCTTCAATAGATCTCAAATATAATTTCGTTGAACTCATTAACATGCCGGTCACATTCGATTATATCAGAAATTTATCTGCTGGTATGTATGGTGGTGTGCTTTATACATTTGATGTGACAACTAAAGATATAAAGAAAACTGTGTATGATTATCACACTGAATTCTCAAATGCCAATCACACTAATATTAAGCCTCTGAAGTCTACAAAACTCCAGAAGAAGAAAATTGCATCGCTCCACTTTATGGCTCAGAACAATTATCTTACTGGACAATTTAAGTCTCAGAAAATGCATTCTACCGTGCTTCAAAGAAATTCTCTTCTTGAGCAAATCCGTGCTTTTAAGTTTAACATTAAAGTCTATGGTCGGACTGATATTAAAGCAGGACAGATGATTACATATGCGATGCCAAAGAGTAGACAAGTAGCACCAAATGAAATTGAAGCAAAAATAACATCGGAATACTTTGACGGCAAATATCTGATCACCGCCATTCGTCACCAAATCATCAATGGTAAACATTCAATGGAAATGGAAATTGTTTCTGATTCCTTTATAAAAGACGTTTCATTATGAACAATAATTTTTTCGTAGGTGTTGTAGAAGACCGAATCTCAGATCCACTTAAACTCGGTCGAGTTAAGGTTCGAGTTTTTGGAGTCCATTCTGAGTCGATAATTGATGTTCCTACCGAAGCGCTCCCATGGGCGATTCCCATCATGGGTTCTAATTCTGCCTCTCTATCTGGTATAGGTGATGCGGTACCACAGTATGTAGAAGGTACAACTGTGTTCTTATTCTTTCAAGATGGTGATTCAAAACAACAACCAATCATTCTTGGTTCTCTAGCAGGTATACCATTAAGCAAAGATCCATTTTCTAATAAACCCACAGGTGAAGTGGGGGCAACTATAGTTCCGCCAAAATCTACCGTACTTGAGTCAACATCTGGATCATTAGTAGATTCTTCTGGTCAAGTAGTAACAGATTCTACTGGTAATCCGATTGTAGTAGAATCTGACGAAATTCCACCACTTGATATATCCGCTATGGTTGCCAAGTTTGGATCTAATGTTACTACCGTATATAAAACACTTCTCAATTTTGGTATCAAAGATCCATACGGTTTAATTGGTATTTTGTCTAATGTGGCTAAGGAAACTAAGTTTAAGTTAGTACGTGAAAATCTAAATTATTCTTCTACTACCAGACTCAAGCAAATATTTCCAAAATACTTTTCTATAATGACCGAAGAGGAAATTATAAAGTATGTCAACGATGAAGAAGCATTGGCAAATTTAGTTTATGCATCTCGATATGGCAACGGAGATACAACATCTGGTGATGGTTATAAGTATCGTGGTGGTGGTTTCATCCAACTTACATTTAAAAGCAATTATTCTGCCGTCGGCTCAAAAATTGGTTCCGATATTGTAAGTAATCCAGATAATATTAATGATCCGGATATAGCATCTAAAGCAGTAGCACAATTCTTTATTAATGCTTATGGTGGTTCAAAGCGTATTTCATTTTCCTCCGTTGAAGAAGGTCTTATTTCAGTTACCAAGAAAGTTAATTCTGGTGGATTTACAAATGATTATCCCAAAGTTGTTGAATATTCTAAACTTTTAAAAATCATTGAAGATAAGTCGGCCGACCAGGAAAAGACAGCAGAAATTACTAAGCCAAACGACCCCGAGAATGATGTAGATAAAACGGCCACCAAAACAGAAATTGATTCTGGTACTGCATCTAAGAATAGAAATACTACGGCAACCGGGTTTAAAGATCCATCCGGTAAGTATCCTCTGAATCAAATGTTGAATGAGCAAGATACTTCTAGACTCGCTCGGAGAAATACACACAATACTTCTATCGAACTTAGAAACAATAAACGTCGAACTGCAATTAAGAATGTTTCTGGTGCAACATTTGATGAACCAGCACCAGCATACAATGCGCAATATCCGTATAATAAAGTTCACACAACTGAATCTGGTCATGTAATAGAATTTGATGATACTCCTGGTAACGAAAGAATATCTCAATTTCATACCGCCGGTACGTACACTGAGATTGATAGATACGGTAATACAGTCAACAAGATTGTAGGTGATTCGTTTCAAATTACTGAGCGGAATGGTTATATCTATATAGATGGTACGGCACGGATTTCTGTTGGATCGGATGTAAAGCTTTATGTAGCTGGCAATATGGATATCGAAGTTGATGGTAACCTTAACTATAACGTCGGCGGATCGGTTAATTGGAAAATTGGTGGGGATTCTATTCAGGGTATCGCCGGCGTTAACTCAGTGCGTTCTGGTGGTTCTACCGACGTGGATTCGTCAACGATCAACCTAAATTCCGGAACTTCACAGGCAAATACACCTTCTACTAGATCTGGCACATCAAATGATTATATTCGTCGGATTCCCGAGAATTATCTTGGTGGTGAATTGATCAAATATGATGACGCAGATGAGGCGACGGTAGATGCAGCACATGCAGAACAAGTCGCATCAGGAGAGATTACTCAACAAGAAATTGATGAAGGTAAAGCAGCTAAGGCAGATGTCAAGGATGAAACTCCACCACCAGAGAAACCAACATTAACACCTTCATGCGGTATGTTTGCCAACAAGGATATGATACCAGACACAACTCAGATTTCTAAATACTACACAATAGGCATGTTATCTTCTAAGGCAGTTGTGAGTCACGATAAACTCAAGCCACAGCACAACTTAGAAGTTCCAGAAATTGCATGTAATCTGAAGAATTTGGCAGAGAACTGCTTAGACCTTATCAAGACTAAATATTCAAATATGATGGTGACATCGGGTTTTAGACATGGTACTACAACTTCACAACACCAACGTGGCATGGCCGCGGATATGCAATTCACAGGTGCTACAAAAGGTGATTATTATGATATCGCCTCTTGGATTAAGTCGAACGTACCATTCGACCAGTTACTGTTGGAATATAAAACTACCGGCACTCGGAATCCATGGATCCATATTTCATTCAATTCCGAAGGTAATAGAGGCCAAGTTATGACTTTCATGAACACTAAGCGTTATGCAAATGGTCTACATAAATTAGAAGGATAAAGATGGTTACCTTATATAAGAACACAAGAGAGTATATAGACTTAGATTTTGCATTTACCAAACATCCAACGTCGGATAATGTAACTATCAAGAGAAATGTAAATGCCGTAAAGCAAGCTGTGATCAATTTACTTCTTCTGAAGGAGGGAGATAAACCATTTCATCCAGAAATTAAGTCTCCAATCTATGATTTTCTCTTTGAGACTACTTCAATGATTGAAAAGGTTGTTCTTGAGGGTGAAGTTCTCAAATATTTGAATAGATATGAACCACGAGTTGAGGTTCAATCTGTGATTATTTCGTTCGANTCACCAAATTCAATTTCTTGTAGTGTGACTGGACAGATTATAAATCTTCAACAACCNCTTGAAGTCAATATTCTTATTAATAGAATTAGATAATCGTATTAAATAAATAAAAAGAAGAATTATGGCAACTAAACCAATCACAGAACTAGATTTTGATCAGATTAAAGAATCTTTAATAGATTTTATTAAAGCTGATACAACTTTTACTGACTATAATTTTGAGGGTTCTGCTCTCAATTCGATAATCGATATTCTTGCATATAATACACATACGAATGCGTATTATGCAAATATGCTTCATTCAGAAAGTTTTCTCGATACTGCGCAGAAAAGATCTTCTGTTGTTTCACGAGCAAAAGAACTTGGATATACACCAAAATCCATTACATGTTCAACTGCATATATTAATGCATATACTTCTGGTACGTCGAATCTAAGCACACAATTTTATATCCCTAGAGGTACCGCGTTTACTTCTTCCAATGATTCTGGTACCTTTACGTTTCTTACTGAATCTGATACTTTTTCCGTTCTCAATGGTTCAGTTCATGAATTCTCAAATATAAAGTTACTTTCCGGTTTATATGTCAAAAATTCATTTGTAGTAGATACATTAACTAATGTTAGATCATTATTTACTATTCCTAATGAAAATATTGATACTTCAACGTTACGAGTATTTGTGAAAAGTTCTAATGTTTCATTGGATAGAACAGAATATAAGTTATCTTCTTCTATCTTTGATGCAGCTCGTGACTCTGAGATTTATTACATTCAGGAATCATATTCTGGTAAGTTTGAGATATATTTTGGAGATAATATTATCGGCAAACAACCAACGAACGGTAATATTATCGAAATTGATTATTTCGTCTCTGATTCACCTACCAAGGCCAATGGTTGCAGATTCTTTGATACAAGTATTTCTTTTGATTCTGGTGTGACTATTAATAATATTGAAACTACTCAGGTATCATTTGGTGGTTCTCTTAAAGATTCGCTGCAAACAATTAAATTCAATGCAATTAATACAAATGTATCTAAAGGAAGAGCTGTAACCGCATCTGATTATTCAACATTACTTATTTCTCAATTCCCATTCATTAAGTCTGTAAATTCATGGGGTGGAGAAGATAATTCACCACCAGTGTTTGGTAAGATTTTCTTGTCTATGCAGCCAGTTGCCGGATATACAATTTCCGATTCTGTTAAAACTACTCAGATTTTACCGGTGATTAAGAAAAACTCATTAGTAACGATAACACCAGAATTTATAGATCCAACTTATACTTTTTTGGAATTTTCCACTAAAGTACAGTTTTATAAGAATAAAACCGTTTTGACTTCTGCAGAAATTGAAGCTTCTATTAGGTATCAGATTGATACTTATGTATCTAGTATTTCTTCNTTTAATTCGGAATATATTCATTCTCAGTTGATGAGAAATTGTCTAAATATTGATCCCGCGATCGTGTCTGTAGATATTGAGACTCAGATTAGTTATAACATTGTACCATATGTAGGTGCATCGTCGAATTCTAATTTCTCTTTCAATAATGCGATTAAAGAGGGATCCATATCTTCTTCTATTTTCTATATGCTATCTAATGGTACTGTGGAAATTGTTTCTATTAAACAAATTCCAAATTCATATGTAGATGCTGTGCTTGGTATTGTAAACGTTGGTGCATATAATAATTCTGGTCAACTCATTAGAAATATTGGTACAGCTAATTTAAAAACTGGACAATTTAGCTTAGTGGTAAATGTTTCGGGTTTTGTTAACCCGATAGTCAAATACATTAAACTTAAAGCTTCTCCGGTTGAAATGAATATTTCAACAAAGAATAATCAGATTCTCGCATTAGATATTAATATAAAAGATGGGGTATCTGGTATTGTTGATAATAACTATATTTTAGTTGAAGAATACACTAAGTAATCATGGTTAACTTTCAAAATAATGTTGTAGATAATTATCCGCTCTATGAAGCGTTCATTAATCTATATTATAAATTTGTCAATCAGAGAGAGCAATCTGGTGGTGAAATTCTATTCCACTCAGAAAAATTAGATATCGATCGTGTCTTAGACGATGAAATAGATATATTTTATGCCACATATGGTGATGATTTACCCAGAACCGTAGCATATGACCGTAGAAACCTGATTAAGATATTAAATCAGATCTATGAGGCCAAAGGTACTGAAAACTCGATTAAATTATTGTTTAGGCTTATCTATGATGAAGATATCCAGATAACTTATCCCAATGACGCAGTATTAAAACCGTCAGATGGTAGATGGATACACGAGCAATATTTTACTGCTTATAAGCAAGGTGCCGGTGTACACCCATCTGAAAATGCAAGAATTGTTTTCTCAAATGAGAAAGGTGATTTTTCAATTATTGTTACTGGTGTTGAAATAATTGACTATGATTTGGTTCGTATACGATTTTCGTCTCTGAATAAAGTATATCTACCATTAGATCAAATTGTTTTTCATACAGATGGTGTAACTACTTTCTTTAAGGGTAAAGTAGTCAATTCACCACAAAAACTTACTATTCTAAATCCAGGTAAATATTGGAAGAAGGGTAAGATTATAATTATACCGGGAACCGTAAAAGATACGGTTGCTGTGATTACAAAAGTTGGAACTAACGGTACTATTTTAGATACAGAAATTATAGAATATGGCATTGGTCACACAGATAATCAATCATCTATAATTTCTCCATTTCCACGAAAACCAACATCATCGATGTTGAATATTGATTTTGAACTTAGTTCTGTTGACCCATTGGCGGTTGGTGCCGGGCATACAGATCACCCAGGATTTACTTATCACCATACAATTGAAGTTGAAGATTATGTAGACGGTGTAATAGATTCTGTTTCTGGTCTTATCGCTGGATACGCTTATAATTCTTATTACTTATCGGATTATATTGAGAATTCTTATATTGGTAACATCGCATTCGTCGTTAACACAAATAAAATAACAAGTGGTGAAGTAGGTTCAGACGCGGATATTAGAACTTGGAACGAATCTCGAGCAAGTCTTGTGTATACTCATGCACCTTTAGTTGATATGAAAGGTAAATATGATGACGACCGAGGCCAACTTTCTAATCAGATAATTAAACTTCAAGATTCTTATTTTTATCAGGCATTCTCATATCTTTTGGAAAGTATTCAAGATCCAAAAGATTATAAGAAAATGGCCGATATTTTCCACCCGGCTGGCACTAAGAGATTCTCTGCTTATGTTAAACAGATTAATGAAGATCTTGTTTATTCATACTCACGCGCATTCTTGATTGATTCGATTGGATTTAGAGATAAGCAAGCATCGAATGATGATTTACATTATTATACATTGATTAAGCCATTCTCAGAACTCATGGCACCATTCGATGCTATTAGTACGAAAGGTGTTATTAAACCCCTATTTGACATACCAGAAGCTTCATATATTCGGTGGTATGATATGACTAAGGTAGTTAATGATTCTATTACCGAGCTTGATATTTGGGCCAAAGATGTAACTAAACCATTCTCACATTCAACTACAGAATCTGATATTTGGACTAAAGATATAACTAAACCATTTACAGATGAATTTATCTCATCGGAACAGAAGATTCTTGATCTTTTTAAACCGAAGGCAGATTCCGCCCC